GGAACAAATACTCCATTAAATTGGGCTTTCCCTCCGGAACCATTAGGTCCATACTTACTTTGAAAGATGCCATTACTGTCTGTTGAAATAGCAGAAAGCGAAGGAAAAGAATTTCTAAGTTCTTTTATTTGTTCTTCTAAAGGCTTCACTTACTTTTGAAAAGGAAATTTTCGTCAATCACGCCAAATCTATAACCTCTAGCATCAGCCCATTTTTGAGCTGCTTTAAACTTAGCTTGGTTCGTAATCCAAACCTGCATTTTGTGGTTGTATGATTTTAGCTTTTGTAGTGTAGCATTTCCTTCCAATAAAGGTTTTTTGAAATGTGATTCCGGCTTTACTTCCACTATCCAATCCTGGGTAGTGTCATCGTCTTTAAGGACTTGCATATAAAAATCAACATGATATTTGTGATCTTTTTTGTCCAAAGGATTATAATAAGGGATTGAAATTGGTTCAGAACTCCACTTAAGTATTCTTTCGTTGTGATCACAATATTTGCAAAACCTGAATTCCCAGGAAGATCTGCAAATTATATTATGTACGTCGCCAATATATTTTTCTGGATTCTTCGGAACATACAAGCCAGATTTATAATCCCCATTGGGTTTTATTTTTTTTATATCCGGCATAATGTTTAAACATTATATGAATTGTCGTCTCCAGTTATGTGAGAGAAAGGAATTGTTTTTGGAGATTTTGGTGGATGTATTTTTTTCCACCCTTTTGCAAATCCGTTTTTAGCAATTTGCGTGTAATAGGCAAATGGATTATTAGATTTAGTAGGATCAAATCTGTTCCAATATTTTACAAGGTCTTCCATAGCAAAAGCCATACAATCTGCTTTGTCCTCTGGGTCTCGATATGCCATTTTTTTAGAAATTCCTTGGATCATTAAACCAAACATCTCTATTGTCTCCCGGGTTAATTCTCCTTTTTCTTTTGACGCAAGAATGGCTGCCATAAGATCCGCATTTTTTACATAAGCTTTTGCCATCTTTTTCGTTTATTTTAATTTTAGATTAAACCTCGAGGTTAGTTTCGGTCTACTGCTTATCTTCTTCAGATTCATCATCAAAAGAAATGAGCGTTTCCTCGGAGGATTCTTTTCCGTCCGGGGCAACGCTCATTTTACCTTTTAAGTCGTCGACGTCTGGATCTGGTGACTTAGATTGGTCTGCAGAGGTTGGAGCAAAAGCCCAAACTCTACTTAGTATTTTTCTCAGTTTTTTTTTGACTCTTCGCTTTCGTCAAGGTTGTATCCCATTTCGGAATTTACCTCAACGTCAGTTTCTGCTTCAGTTCCAGCTGCAGGTGCTTCAGCCAACTCCTGGTCAGTTTTCATAACTTCTGGCTTTGCTGGTTCTGCATGTGTTACCTCAACTTCGTAGTCAGCTTCATGTTTTCCTCCTGGAGCAACTGCTAACTGCTGGTCAGTTTTTTCTACGTCACCTTCCGAAATTTCAGTTTGTCCCTCAGCAGGAGCTGAAGCCAATTCATTTTCTTCGTTGACGTTGTAGCCCATTTTATCTACAATTGAATCCTTAACCTTAATCTCGTACTTTGTTTCTTTTTGGCTACCTTCAGGAGCTTCTTCGAGATTAGCATGAGATTCTTTTTCGATGTCCTTCTTGCCTGCAGTATCCTGATCCTTTCCTGTAGGTGCAGCTGAAGTATTTGCTTTCAAAGTAGCAGCGGGTGATTTGTCCATCGAAGATTCTGTTTCTTTAGATGGTGCTACAGCCATTTCAGCTTCTTTAATCTCTTCTTGGGATTTGTCATCTTCCTGATTTTCCTCCCCTGCGTTATTGAGTGCTTCTTCAATATCAACGATTTCATCCATTCTGAAGTCTCCAGTTCTTCCATTGTCCATGAGAACAGTGTAAGATCCCGAAGTAGTATCAACTGAAATTACCTTTCCGGTGTTACCAGATTCTTTAACTTTTACGTAATCTCCTACAGTAAATTTTTCATCCTCGTTCACGCTTGAAATCTCTGTGGTTTCGGAGTCGATTTTTTCAATCTCTTCGTTTACTGCTGACCATTTCTTTCTAAGAGAACCTAATTCCTGCTCGAGCATAAATTTAGCTCTTTGCATTTCTTTTGAATTCTCGTAAAGAGGATTTGTGTTCATCAAGTTATTTAACTTGTTAATCTCATTCTCGATTACCGCGATATTGTCCAAGATTTGTTTTCTATCGTTGATCATGATAGATTTGATTCTTGTCTCACCTTCCAAAAACTCGGTAAGACCTTCAGAGATATCGTACTTGAGGAATTCTTTAACCATTCCAGAAGCTTGTGTTCCATTCACTTTGAAAAGCGAATTTTCGTTCATAGCCTCGTTGATTCTGTTTAGGAATAATGTATTGTTCCATTTAATCAAGTTAACAGAAGCTCCCTCATAAACTTTCGATTCCAATCTCTTAGCAAAATCAAGTTCTACGATCTGACCAAAGTTTTGGTAGATTGTAATTAGATCAGAAACTGCTTTTGCTTCATTCACACCGAACGAACCGGAGATTTCAAGAGAAACTTGTTTCGCAAGTTGGTTTAGATCAGCAAATTGCATTTTGTTTCCTTTGTTGAAGATAGAAACTGTATCGTTTTCTTCAACCAGTTTGTAAGCATGCTCTCCTACATAAAAACCAATCCCTTCTTCGTTAACTTTAACCATTGGCGAATAGAAAGACTCCAAAAGATTTCTAAACTCTGAAGGAAGACTTGCAAATTCATTCTGTGTAAGTTTTCTTACTCCTTCTGAATTTCCTTCGAAAAGATTTTTACCGATTGAGAAGATTGTTTTCCCACCTCCTACGTGTACCGGGGAGAATACTCTTCTTACCGAAGAATTTCCGTTATTAACGGGAATTGCAAGCTTGGATTCTGAGCTTTCCATTAAGGAAAGAGAATTTACAAGATTTTTAACCGTTGGATTAAAAGACCAACGAGCAAGATCTTTAGAAAGTAAAGCAACCGATTTGTTCTCAGAAACTAACCATTTGTTCAAAGACTCTGTTACAGGAGAGTAAAAGTCAGATCCTGCAGACTTTTCAATCGAGTAAAGTGCTTTTGAAACCTCTATCTCCGGTTTAAGAGATGCTATTTTGTTAGTGATTGACTCAATCAGGGATTTAACTTTGTTATCCCAAGCAAAATTCTGAAACTCAGATACGAATGACTCAGCAACTAAGTATTCCGGGATATTATTGTTTTTAAGTAGATGTGTGTATTTCTCGCAAAGGATTTTAACATTTGGATGCTCGTATATTCCAGTTCCTTTGATGTTGAGGATAGATTCGAATACTCCAAGGTTGTTAACAGCTTGTGAATCAACAAATGCTTTTGCTGATGAATCTTTTTCCGCAAGAGTTTTAAGGCTTTCCGAAATAGATTCAACGTTTATTGAAGCTTCTTCTTTCTTGCCATCAACGTACGAACCAGAATTCTTAGAAGTAGTTCTTCCTACGCCAGTCCAGGACTCCATTAGTCTCTGAGCTGCGTTTTTAGATCTTTCTAGCTCTTGTTTTCTGATCATTTCAAGAGGATTGATAGCGTTATCACCCTCGCTTTCTTTAACTACCTGATTGACGGATTCAAGCACAATTGACTCGTTCAAAACTTCTCCGTTCTGAATTTTATTAATGTGAGATTCGCAAACCGATTTAACTTCAGGATTAGTTGTGTTATCCCTTAGTGTTTTTAATTGATTGAGTAAATCCATTCTACTTATGTTTTTTTGCTTTCTATATATCACACCTGTGATATCGAAACTTTTCATCTATATATTCTTACTTCCCGAAGAAATTTTCTTATTATCTAGCTATCAATATTTCAAGCTTTACATCAAACCCTAAATGGGGATTTGTAAAAACTATTCCACCGTCACGATACGGTAGATAATCCTCACTCAAATTCCAACCAGTCATTTCAGAATCAGTTGTTCCTAATTTACTTCCTGTTAAGATCATCAGCTCACCTAAATTATTGATATCACCTCTATAAGTCCAAGTTATGTATTTTTGCACTTGAGGAGTCCCGTTGGATGGGGTTGGAACCCCAGGAATGATTGGCACTTGGGAACCGTATAGAATAGGATTAATTGGCTCTGGGTACTTTACCTTTACCGCTACCCATCTTACGAAGCCATTTACGTCGCCTATATCAGATTGACTAACCTTGACGCTTCTTCCAGCCTTTAACGTAACCTTTAATCGTGAATATGATTCAACGTCGCTTACCATTTTACTAAAATCTATGAAATTAGTAATGTTATAGTCCTCCTCTAAAACGAACTTGTCTTTTTTGAAGAGAAAACCATTGGGTGGAAAAGGTGGACAAATAATTGGTCTTGTTGCCATTAGCTCGCGGTTAGTATTGTTAGTTGGATAGGATATTCAGTTGGATTAGAAAAAACAAATCCTCCGGTAGCAGCTCCAGTGTAGCCAACTTGTTCATCGATGTTTGGTAATGTCTGCCAACCTTTCCAAGAAGCATCAGGCTTCACTTGACCAGTTAACATCATCATCTCAGACATGATGTATCTCCTACCCCCGTTATAATGCCAATATAGAAGTCTTTGATCTTTAGTAGCATCAGCATAATAGTCTGCTTTGGCAAGCAGCAAGCTCACCTCTCCTAAAGTTGTATCGTACTCACCTGGATCCAGATTTACCGATGTATCTGGAGAGATTACGAAAGTCTGTCTTTGATACGATGAAAAAGACTGCAAGGGGTGAAAAAATTCACCCAGGTCTAGCTTTTCCTCAACATTTGCTTGATAAGCAACATTCAAAGATGTCTGGAAAAGACGAACCTCGTGGGGGTCGTTGTAATTAGAAAATGTAAGATTTACTCTTCTTAGTGACCCTTCATTATTCGCAATTAATGTATATTGAGTATTGAAAGGTCCAGTTTGGCCAGTTCTTAAAGCAGGATTACTGTCCCCAAGACCAAAAGGAACCCCACCTGTTGCAGATTGGCTTGATCCGCCACCATAAATTTCTAAAGAATCCCCTATGTTTGCACTCATGTGATAGTTTAAAGTCTTGTTGGATTTATGTCAGGATTTTCAGACATTACTACTTTTGTTGCTGTATTGCGGTTTGAGTTTACGTTGACAAATTCAGTATTGCCTGTGCTAATCGGAGTAGAAATTTCTTTTTTTTCCAATTCCTGAGTTTCAGGTTTTTCCTCTTCGTATACGGGTGAACTGTCATTTAAAATTTGATCATTTAGATCCAGTTCGAAAAGCAGAGGCTCGTTTATGTTTTGTAATTCTTCAGTTTCCTCCGTGTCTGATGAAGGATTAGGTTCAATATCTACTACGGCTTCTTCCTTATTTTCTTCTGGACGAATGTAGTCAACTAAGGATTTTATAAATCCAAGAGCTACTATAGGTAAGATAGCTCCAGAAACTATAGACAATATTCTTTTTTGAAAAATCTCTTCCTCCTCATTAATACCAAATAGCTCAGACCACGCTGTGTAGTCTTCAAGGTTTACGAAAGCGTAATAAGTATTACCCATAGCCTGCATAGCAGTCAACAAGAAGAAAAGAAACCAAACTAGTGTTTTATTCATCTTATTCAAAGCAATCAGAGATGCCAAAGAAGCTGCTGCACCAACCTCAAATGCAATTGCCAGAGAAACCGCAAGCCAAGTTGGATTAGAGAGCTTAAAGAAATCTATCACGTGGATAGTTGAGATAACAGATACCATCAAGTACAGGCATACGAATGTACCTATTATAAACCAGCTAACTATTTTGTCGTTACTTTTCACCGTTCTCTATTCTACTTTTAATCTCAGATAAAGACGTTTTCTTTTTATCAAAGTCATCTTCATAGATGAGGAATTCGAACATTACCTGTCGCATTTCTTTTCTAAGCTCAATTTTTGAGACTACGCTAGAGGAATCGATTTGAGCGGATAATTTTTTGTTCTCCTTTTCAATTCTGTCAATGTCCCTGTTAACTCCACATTGTCTGAAGAAAACAATTACCAAAAATCCCAACACGATGTATTGGAAGTTGTCTTTAATTTTTTGTAACATGATTTTAAAAATTAGTTTCTTTATATATCTAATCTAAAAACACTATACATAAAAAAAGCGCCCGAAGGCGCTTTTTAAAAAATTTGGATTTAGCTTAGGCAAGTTCAATTCCTTGCTGAGCTGCTGCCAATTCTCTTTCTAGATCTTGTATTTCTCTAGCATCTGCTTTAGCAGACTCTAAAGCTTGTTCGAAAGGCTTTAACAGTTCAATAAATTTTTTCGCTTCAGCAAGACCTTTACCGGATTGCTTAGAAATAAAATAGTGACTTGCCTCTAATGGGAGTGCTTGCAAATAAAGAATGTTGTTCTTAATGCCATCCTCCTTCAATTTGTCGATAACTTTACAAATCTCGATGACTCCAAGTGCCTCTTTTTCTCTCCATTCTGCATCTTGCTGCATGAAAGTCACATATTGATTAATTTGGGAATCACTTTCAAATTGAACTGCATAAACTTTAGTCGATAGCTTTCTTTTTGCATTGTTCAAATTTTCCTCGGCAGCATTAATTCTGTCTTGGTTCAATCGAGATAGAACTTCATCACCTAATGCGTTAGCTAATTCATCAGCGTTCAATTCTACAGAGTTTTCTGTTTTGTTCTTTTTAGCCATTTTTGGATCTTTTTTCTTTTTACTTAAAATATGGGTAATGTTTCAACTAAAGCACATCAAATATGTCAAATTCTTCACGATTGTGTTGAAGATAAATTTTTAATCTTTCCCTTAGATCTTTGACAGGATATATTTTAGGTTTTTCTTGTGGCCCTATGTGACAAAGGAAACCCCCGTGTGTTTCTAAACCAGTTTCCTCCTCTATAATCAAACGATAAAGACTAATCTGAATGGAATACTCATTGTGTGAATTTTCGTACAAATCAGCAAAAGGGTGCAACAACTTTTTATATCTTCCTTTGGAATGTTTGTCGTCTTTGAATTCCTTATTTGTTTTCCAGTCACCAATTAGGAACAAAAGTTTGTTTTGTTTTTTATCCCACATCAAGAAGGGCTGATCAACAGTTCCTGCAAGTCTCCATTTCTTAGAAAAAACTTTGAGCTCCGGTTGTAGTGGGACAAGATCCAGAAATCTTTCCTTGTAAATATCAAGAAATTTGTAAACCCTTTCCCTTACTTCATCCTCGTCCGGCGGTTCAGGATCTAACCCAGACCAGAAATCTTCAATCCATTTATGTACACGGGTTCCAAGATCGTTTGCAACGTCAGCTTTGTCTTGCCAATCTTTTTTGATCTCCGAAACGTCGACGCCCGCTTCATTAGCTTTTCTTTGTGCCCAATATTCTCTATCAAAAGGTACTTTGAAATTTTTCAGAAAAGTCGTTACTGAATCGTATTTAATTCCCTCAAAATGGTAAGTATGAGCGGACTCGTTGAAAATAAAACTTGGGTCTTTAAATATGTCGAGTTTGCTTTGATATTCTTTTCTCTTTGCTTCTAAATCAATCAAAATCCTAAATAATTAGTTATCCAACTCCAATTCGATGTAATAAAACCGGCCAAAGCAATCTCTAAGAAAAATCTTAACAACCAAAACCATGACAATTCCCTGAAGAAGAAGTAGTACACTACCAAATACGAATCTCCGTCAGTTTCTTCTATAGGCTGCAAAGATGGAGTTACCACCTCTTGTAGATTCAGTGTTGTTAGATAATCATTTACCACTTTTATTTCCTCAAACACAAATGCAGGTCTTGCATCCTGTGGAAAGTCACGAGACATAGTAACCTCAGGAGGAAGATTGACAACTGTGTAAATTCTACCTATCCAATCATATCTCAATTTAAACTTCGTCCACAAGGGAGAATTTAGTCTCTCCTTCCTTATTATAGAGCGATAATCCGAATAGATTTTGATCTCCCTAATTACATTAAGAAAACCAAGAAAAGCAAAAATTCTAAAAAGCATTATTTATCAAAGTTTGATTTACCCATAGCATCCTCCATCTTTTTACGGATTTTGGTTCTAGCCCTTCTAATGCGTGTAGCAATTGATCTTTTTTTGATCCCGTACTTATCCGCAATGTCTTTATATTTCATACCGTTAATCTCACGGTCAATCATAATTTCTCTGTAAAGAGGTGGTAAGACCTTTATCTCATCAATTACCTGTTCGTATACATCATCAATGTCCGAACCACCATTGAGAAATTCCCAAAGAGGGTCTCCCTCAATATCATAGGAAGGATTCTTTTCCTCTGCTTTGGCGGAAGTAAATTCCATTTCCTCCGCGCTTTGACTTACGTATCTCTTTCTGCTTTTCAATAAAAGCAAAGATTCGTTCCTGGCTATGTTGTAGCACCAAGTAGAAAAGTTTCCACGATCGCTGTCGTATTGATCTATCTTTAAATAGACCTTGGACATTGCGTTTGAAAATGCATCTTCCGCTAACTCGAAATCTTTGAGTATTGTGTAACAGTGGTTCAACACACCGGGCCTTACCCTTTCGTAGAGAGGATTGAACTCCCTCTCATTTCTTGTCTTAATAAAGTTCTCCGCCAGAACTTGAATGTTTTTTTCCTTTGCCATTTGATTCCCTTAATTCCCTTTTGTTTTCCTAATTATTTCCAATCCTTACAATCTCTATTCCTGCCTTAAATAGAAACTCAAGTGATTCGATTTTTCGATACAAATCTCGGAAAACCATTCTCTTGATTCCGCTTTGTATGATCAGCTTTGAACATTCGAAGCAAGGCGAAACAGTTACATATAAAGTTGATCCGTCTGAACTTTGAGTGCTTTTAGCCAATTTTGTTATGGCATTTGCCTCAGCGTGGAGAACATACGAAAGAGTTACATTCGTGTCATCCTCACAGTCGTTGGAAAATCCAGTGGGAGAACCGTTATAGCCGTCAGATATAATAGATTTATCCTTGACTATAAGACTTCCTACCTTCATCCTATTACAGTGAGAATTCGTCGCCCACACATCGGCCATCCGCAGATAGACGTGATCCATTTTCCTATCCTTGAGGGAATAAAAAGTTTCGTCTATTTCTTTGAAAGAATCATTGGATAAAAAAATCTTTTTCGATTTTGGACTTGCAATCCAAAAATCTGTTAGAACCCCGCTGGTATCAAAGAAACTTTCCGGGTCTAGACTAATCTGTTGATTTAGTGTCATAGGGTATGATTTTGCAAACTACGGAAACAAAAGTATCATTTTCTTTCGTTCAGAAAAAATCAAATTGTTAACATTTTTAAAAATTGTTGGAATTCGGTCTAAACGGGAAGTCAGAAGAAATCGTTAGAGGTGATTTCAAAGCAGTGTAAATGGAAGCAAGCAAAGTCTTGATTTCAGAAACATCTTTAGGGTTAAGCGAAGATTGTTGCGAACCCTGTCCCATCATTTGCATTTGTTCCTTTTTCTGGTTGGCAGTAGTTACTTGGTTGCCCAATTCTTTCATCTGAGAAGAAAGCTGACTTTTTAGTTCATCAGTAGATTTTTTAGCGGGTTCTTCAGTTTTAGCCGGAGTAGGTGCGGGTTTTGCCTCAGGTGCCTTTTCTTTTAATCCAGTAGTTTCTTTTACTAAAGCACCCTTTGAGCTTGATAACGAGGATTCAAGTTGTGCTCTTTTTTCAGGGGGAAGTTTATTTAAAATTTGTTGTCTCATTGCTTCAATCGACGAAGCAGTGGATAAATTTGCTGAGGCTTTTTCTGCCAGCGAAGGTGAAGTTTTCTCTGCGGTTACAGTAGTTGTCGCTGGGGCTACTGGTGGAGTAGAAACATCAGTTTTTTCTGTTAGAGCTGGCATTGAATTTTCAACGGAAGCATTATTCTTTTGCTCCTCGATTTTAGCTTTTATAACAGGGACACTTTCCTCACTTTTTTCAATAGGCTTCGTTAGGTTTTTCACATCTTCCATTGTGAAGGTTTCCCTGCCTCTTTCGGATACAAAATAATCAAATTCATCCTTTAAATAGTCCGGGTCACTTACTAGTTCTTTACGGTCACTTTCGTCTAATCTATCTTGCGCATAATCTAGAAATTCTTTAACGAGTGTAGCATCTGTCGTAATCTTGGACAAAGCACTTTCGAGTGAAGATTTTTCGCTTTTTACTCCAAGCAAAGCATCCTCTGCATCTTCATAGGCATCATTGTCCATGATGCTACTTTTTGCACTCAGCTGGACAAGCTCCGGTCCTTTTTCACCTACAATAGCTAATCCATCCTTTTCAACAGTACCTCCCTGAGCAAGACCGGGTATTTTAGAACTAGATGTTTTGACTAGGCTTTTTATTGTATTTCCACCAAGAAGAGATTTAAAATCCGGAGAATTACCAGCTTTAACCTGTGCTACCTGATTGGGCACGTTAGAAAGAAAATCAGAAACAGATCCTGTGAAGGATTGCGTAATCTTTTCTGATAGCGACGAGATTAACTTATTATTTTGTTCAGAAAAAGTCTTTGCAAAAGAATCAGTAAAGCTTTTGAATGTTTGCTCCATTCCCTCGCCTTTGCCTGAATCCTTAATACTACTGGCCAAGTCTTTAAGACCTTTAGATGTCTCCGAATTATTCTTATTCTGTTCTTTTAGCTCTTGGAAAAGAATATCCATATTACTGGAAAGACTTGATATCTCCTTTAAAAGTTTGCCAGTATCATTTGCCATTATTTGAGAGTGTGATTTTCGAATTATATATCACAAACCCGACGGATCACTTACTAAAGCTAAATACTTCAACTTGTCCGCTTTCAGCAAGTCTCTTCTTATTTTCTTTCTCGACAGAATCGTTTAATTTGTCGATCCAAATTTGGTACTCGTAAAAAGGAATCGACTCAATCCAGTCTGGGCTGATGCCGTGCTCTCTCCAAAGTCGAAACTTGATATCAAAATAATTCTCTAAAGATATCTGAAATAACGAAAAGAGATCTGAACCCTCCGGGAAAGTAAATTGGAGCGGTGACCTCCCCTTCACCGCACGTATCACATTTTACGCGTGACTTTAATTTAGTACCAACCTTTATCTTTTCTGCTAGTTCAAAGTAGGCAGAAAATTCTTCCTTTGTCCATTCCTGTGCGGAGCTAACCATCGCCTCTTTGATCTTGAAATCGTCAAGACCCCTCCAATCTTGAAAATAGAAGGGAGCAATTTTAATAAAACTTTGATCTAAATCCTCTCCCCTTCTGACTGAGTTGCGCACAAAGTCAGAAATAGCCTTCGTTACACCAATTGAGGGAACTGTCATTTTAATAGTTTTTCCGATCCTTCTAATCGGGAAAACAAATTTTCTTTCCTGAAAGGAATAAAATTTCATGAGGTTGTCATCCAAATCGTAATTGCTTAGGACTCCAGTTCTGAGTTCTATAGCTTCCATTCCTCGACAACCTTTAGTTAAACAGTTATTAGATCCATCCAGGATTATTCGATTCTCGCCTTTGACGAAGGTTAAATCCCTAATTGCCATGATTACAAAGAATCTATCTTCTTGCTTTAGATCTTTGTACGATACGACGCTATCTGAATCACCAAATTTTATTGTGCAACAAGCATCAAGAACCAGATTGAGCTTTTGATCTATGTCTAGCATATCGTCCTCGTCAATCATCGAGAATTGTCTTATCTCCTTAACTTCGGCTGATCTGATCGCGATTCTAGAATTTTCAGGATAAAAAAGACCTTTCGAAGGAAGCATTCCCAGAGGAAGATTCTTCCACCCAAGATCCAGCGGAGCTTGCTCTCTAAATTCTGGTGTAGGTACTGGTTGAATTGATTTTTCCTCGATCCTAGGGTTCTCTGATTTTTGATCTTGAACCCTTTCCTCGTAAATGTTTAGGTTAGGATCCAACTCAGGCTGAACCGGTTCTAGATTCAAATCGTCCGGGTCATCGTATTTGATACCTCCCCTTATTTCTTTTTCCCTAAGGATTTCTTCCGGTGATAAATTAAAATCAGGCATATGCTATTTTTCTTTATATACCATAAGGCATATAAATTCAAAAAATTATAGAAAAAAATGAATTTAAAGTTCCGATTATAGGAATAGATCTCTCCAGTAATCAGACTTCCAAGTTGTATCTATGGTGTAAAGAGCGTCTCCTGTGTCGTAGCTTAATTCCATAGCATTAAGAGGCTCGATCAGGAAACAGTTGTTAAGTGTTATTCTTCTAAACACGTCTCCTTGCTTATTAAATACCGAAACGACCATTGATCCCACATAGTCTCTTTTCAAACCCATAGCTCCAGTTAGTGGATTATAAATAAGATCGGACCATTGTCTTAGGACCTTGTATATTTCCATTGAGTTAGCTTCATTCAAGTTTACCTCGAAACTCATGGAGAACTGTACATCCGAAGTTGAAGGCTCACCCCCTGCATATCTTCTTTCAGCAAACTTGTAGTATTGCGTTACAGCATCAGAAGGCTGAATGTCTACCTGCAAAGCGCTGACATTCTTCACCTGCTGGGTCAAAATGCTTTCACCGTTAAAAGTCGTGTTAGCAAGTGTAACCGCTGCTGGTGGTGTAATTAAAACCTCAAACTGGTTTAAGAAAACCGGTTCGTAATTGTTTCTTGCTGCTTTTGAATTATTGAAATGAGGTAAACCTGCCATTTAGTTCTTTTTATTTTATAAGAATAAATCCTCCCAATAATCAACTGCCCAAGTCATGTTGATTTCATATAAGGTAGTACCGTTGGTATATTCAAGCTCCATCGGGTCAATAGCTTTCAATGGGAAACAGTCTCTAAGTGTTATTCTTCTAAACACATCTCCATTTTTATTGAACACGGAAACTATAATAGTTCCGACGTAATCTGCCTTAATGCCTTGAGCACCTGTTAAGGGATTATAAATAAGATCAGTCCACTGACGCAAAGTTTTAAAAACGTACATCGAATTTGCATCATCTAAGTTTACAGTAAACTTGATTGCAACATCAAGCGTTGTGGTGTCTGGCTTACCTCCAGCGTAGTTTCTTTTAGCAAACTTGTATTTCTGAGCTACGAAGCTTGGATTTTTGTCTACATCCAGACCTCCAATAGAAACCACATGCTCTAAAAGAATAGGTCCTCCTGCAACGGGTCCAGGAGGAATGACGTTTACTTCAAACTGATTGAGGTAAACCGGTTCAAACCTATTAATTGCACTAAGTGAATTTTGATAATGTGGTAAACCAGCCATTTATTCCAAGATCTTTTTTTTATTTATCTTCAAGTCAAGTTTTCGTTCAATTATGCAAACTGGATAAATCCACCAGCTGCAATACCTCCAGTTCTAGTAACAGTAATCCTGTTCACGAACTTCTGAATTCCTCTTGCTGGCTCGATGATAACATCGATGATTCCAATGTTTTGATCGATGATTGAAGGCGGGTTGTTTGAAGAATCCATGATTACTTGGTAAGCATAAATACCACCACCTGCTCTCACTCCATCTAGGTAGTTATCGACAAGAGTTTTAATTTCAAGTCTGATTGAATCCTCGTTGAAGTCAAATAGGTAGTTAGCCATGATTTCCTCAACGTCGTTCTCAACACTGATAAGCAAGTCTCTTACGTGAACAAGATTAAATGCTGAATTTACTGTTTGGTAAGCTGTTTGGTTACCGAAGATTACAACACCCAAGTTTCTTCTCTTGATGATTGGGTTTAATCCAACCGGCTCTAGCCAGCCTCTGTCTTGATCTGTAAAGTCGTATTCAACTCCAACAACGTTTTGACCTGAGATGACCCCTCTTTTTTGACCAGCAATAATGCTGTAAGGTTCTCCGTTTGCAAATTTTCTTACAAAGTTGTTAGAAACGTAAGCAGCAGGAGGAACGTTGATGTTTTTGTTGTTCTCCCTAATAGTAATATAAGGAGTGTAATATGCTGCAAATTTTGATCCTTGATCTTCAGTTGGAAGACTGAATGTGTATGAAGGATTCAAAGATAAGTTACCACCTTCCGAAATGTATTGAGCTTTTAGAGAAGGGTATGGGTTAGTTTGGGTTGGAGCATCTGTGAATCTAGGATCGGTAGAAGCTCTAAACTGTGCCATAGAAGGAGCGTTAATAAGAGCAAGTGCTTTTTGTCTCATCATCGCCAATTTACTCAATTGGTACTTAGAATTAGGTAAGATTTGACCGCTGAAGGTATCAACGATGTATCTGAATGAAATAACATCCTTAGCAGCCAAAGTAGCAGCAATGTTAGTATTGTACATTACATCGAGAATTTCAGAAACTCTTGCATCCGTTCCATTAGGTCTGTGTGAATCTCTTATTGTGAAACCCTGTAGGTAAGTGAAATCAAAAGATCTTGTGAATTGAGGTATAGATTTAAATTTCTGTACCTGAATCGGGGATCCTGCGTAGAAAAGTATCGGTCTAGCTGTTGTAACTCTTACTACGTTTTGTGTTGAAGTTTGTGCAACAGCTGTTACTCTAGTTAGCCTGTTTTGTCTGTTCTGCCCAACTGTTTCACAGATATCAAGGTCAGTAGATACAATTAAATCTCCAACTGAAATAGGCGAACTAGGAGTTGAAGATATAGTAAAGTTTGTAGGATCAATTTGTGTTATGACATCGATGAATTGGTTAATGGAGCCAACAGAAGAAACGATATCAGTTTTTCCTGGAGAAACAGAGATACCAATATTGTCAGAAGCATAAACAGATCCAAATGAAGGATAGTTGGTTAATTGAGCAGGGCTCAATCTTTCAACTCCAGAGAAAGTTCTAGCATAAGTAACATTGAATTGATCCCTATCAACCGTGTTTTCATATGTGATGTAATTGATTGAAGTACCTGTTTGGTTTAACCATATTTGGTCACCATCAGCAAGTTCCTCAAAAAGTACGTCCTGATAAAAATCAGTGCTTAACTGACCAGTAAGAACATCATCTGGGGTACCTGCG